GGCGTATATACTATGGAAGTTCTAAAGAAGTGCAGCAGCTATTGGAATTGAAGGGCTCTGATAACTTCAAACGTGAGATTTTAAGACTATGTAAGACTAAAGGAGAATGTTCCTACTTCGAAGCTAAATATCAATTCGAGAATGACGTGTTGCTTCGCGACGATTTTTACAATGAATTTATAGGATGTAAGATTCATAGTAAACATTTAGAGAAGAGCATAAAAAATGAATACAAACGAGTATGACGTAACTGTAATTAAAGTCGTAGATGGAGATACAGTAGATGTAGATATTGATCTAGGGTTTGGAATATGTTTAAAAGATGAGCGTGTACGTATCATGGGCATCGATACTCCAGAGAGCCGCACTAGAGATAAGGTAGAAGACTTATTCGGAGAAGCTGCTAAAGCTAGACTTAAAGAACTTATGAAGCATGGCGGTAAACTGATTACAACAGAAAACAAACATGGTGAGGATATGAAAGGCAAGTTCGGCCGAATCCTTGGAGACTTCAAAGTTGATTACAGCGGAGAAATGAAACGTGTTACAGAGATAATGGAACTGGAAGGTCATTGTGTACCTTATTTCGGCGGCAGCAAAGAGGAGACACAGGCTCAGCATATGAGAAACCGCACTCGCCTATTAGCTGAAGGTATTGTCTCTCAAGAAGATTATGATAAAGCTGTTGAAAAGATGAAAAAGTAGTTGCACATCTAAGCGATTACTATATAATACATATAGATGATGTGGAGGTAGGATATATGATCCTTGTTGATTATAGCGCTATTGCTATTAGTAATGTAGTAACTCAAAAATTGGATATTGAAGAAGATTTAATTCGTCATATGATCCTTAACAGTCTTAGAATGCATAGAGCTAAACACCGAGAGAAGTTTGGTGAGTTAGTTCTATGTATTGACGGTTCTAAGAACTGGCGCAAGGAGGTTTACCCTCAATACAAATATAAGCGTAAAGATGCTCGTAAACAATCTAGTATGGATTGGAATGAAGTCTTTCGTATTATGAATATGGTCAAAGAAGAGATCAAAGAGAACTTTCCATATAAAATGGTAGAAGTAGATGAAGTAGAAGCTGATGATATTATCGGTGTTCTTTGCGAAGACACTCAAGAGTTTGGTAAGGGTGAAGATGTTATGATTATCTCTGGTGATAAAGACTTTGCTCAACTACAGAAGTATAAGAATATACATCAGTACTCTCCTATAACAAGAAAGTATATCAAAGAAGCTACTCCACGTAAACAGCTTATGGAGCTTATACTCAAAGGAGACACTGCAGATGGTGTACCTAATGTGCTATCAGGAGACAATGTATTTGTAGATGGTGATCGCCAGACTCCTTTAAGACAGAAGAAGATTGACGAACTAATAAACGATCCTAAAGCTCTAGGAGAAGAAGTTTATCGTAACTATCTACGTAATAAAAAGTTAATAGACTTAACCGAAACACCAGAACCTCTAAGAGAGAAAATTATATATAATTATGAGAACCAAGACAAGTGGGATAATAAAAGTAAAGTGTTTCCATATCTTGTAGAGAAACGTTGTCGTAGATTATTAGAAGATGTAAAGGATTTTATATAATGGCACACTATGTAACTAAACGTGTACATGAGGTTATTGATATAGTATCAAAAGCTAAAACGAAGGAAGAAAAGATAACTCTTCTTAAAGAAAACGAATCACAGGCGTTGAAAGATGTACTTGTAGGTACATATCATTCTAATGTAGAGTGGAACCTCCCTGAGGGTAGACCTCCTTTTGAAGCCTCAGAGGAAGGCAGCATTCCTTCTAATCTACTAAAACAAACTCGAAATTTTAACGATTTAGTAAAGGGTGGCCCAGGCGACAACCTTCCGGCCTTCAAACGAGAGAGAATATTCATCCGTATGATAGAAAATGTCCACCCCGACGATGCCGAACTTCTATTAAAGATGGTGGCAAAAAAAGCAGCTGGCAAAAGGCGTAACTAAGAAATTAGTAGAGGAGGCCTTTCCAGGACTTATAAATTAACCTTCAAACTGAAAACATAAGGAGATGTGTATGACTGATTTTCAGCTTTCTGTACTTCAACAGGACTCAGAGGAACTTCGCGAATATATAACGGAACTCACAGCTAAGGGTAAAGATGCTCTTGTGACGAAGTTATCTAAGAAGTTAGAGTTTTTAGAATCAAGAATTGCTGTTCATATCTAACATACGGAGGGTGTAACAGTGGTCAGCTTCGGCTGACCACAACCATTAGGAAATAAAATGCCAACTTATACGATGATTAATAAAGAAACCGGCGAAGAGCAGGACATGGTTCTATCTTTTGCTGAACGAGATGAGCTATTATCTAGGGGTAATCATACTCAAAAACTTACCACCGCTAAAATTGTTTCAGGGATTGGAGGTACTGCTCGTCTAACTTCTGATGGATGGAAAGATAAATTGAGAGAGATTAAAAAAGGCTCTGGCAAAGATAATACAATTAATATATAATAACAGTAATGCCTAAACGACATAAAACTTCACATAACTCTTTACAGGTTAGACTTGACGATCTGCTAGAGTATCACCCTATTACTAAAAATCAGGAACTTACATATGATGCTTGGGAGGACGATTACAATCTTGTTCTTACTGGATCTGCTGGAACCGGAAAGACATTCATGGGAATGTATCTTGGGCTCGAGCAAGTATTAGATGCAGATACTGAACAAAATAGATTAGTTATTATTAGATCAATGGTACCTACTAGAGAGCTAGGCTTTCTACCAGGGACTAAAGAAGAAAAAGAAGATGTATTTACTTCACCATATAAAGCTATAGCTAATGAGTTATTTGGAGATACTACATCATGGGGTAGAGCGGTATCCTCTAAAAAGATACAATTTGAGTCTACATCCTTTATACGTGGACTTACATTAGATAATGCTATAATATTAGTAGATGAAATGCAGAACCTTTCTTTTCACGAGTTAGATTCTGTTATTACTAGAGTAGGTAAGGGCTCGAGAATTATATTCGCAGGAGACTATCTGCAATCAGACTTTAAGTTTAAAGATGAGAAAGATGGTATAATTAAGTTTTTAACAATTGTAGAACAGCTAAAGAAATTCGAAATTATTAACTTTGGTTGGGAAGATATTGTGCGGTCAGATTTTGTTAGAGACTATATAATGACAAAAGAAATGTTAGGAATGGAATCATGATGCTAATTTACGGAAAAGAAATGTGTGAATTCTGTGACAAAGCTAAAGAGATTTGTCATCAGTATGGTATTCAATTTAAATATTACTCTATTGATGATAGATTTGATGGTCAGGTTTACTTTGATAAGCTTAAAGCTAGAGCTTTGAAGGAAAATTTAACTATCAAAACAGTGCCAGTAATCTGGCATCACGATAAGTTTATTGGTGGTTATAATGAACTTATGTCTTATATTGAAAACACTAGAGAGTATGGCCAAGGAGGTTTCTAATGGCTAAGTTTGGGCGCTACGATCCCCGTAATAAAAAGAAAGACCGTAACAAAAAAAATTCGCTAGAAAAAGATCAGCGAATTAAGACTTTAAATAACGAAACAAGGCTTCCAGGATTTAGTCTGAACGAAGTTATGTATGATGAGTATGAAGGACCCCTGGATGATAAACCTCAATCCCTCAATGGATAATAGTCTATTTGAGATTTTAAGTTTACGCTATCAATATGAAAAGATAGTATCTTTTCGAAAGTCGTTTGATTTACCTAACTATAATAGCGATATAGATAGTTTATACTATTTCGTAAACCAGGGAGCTAAAAATAATAGGTTCCGTAAAAACTTTGATGAAGCAGTATCCATTGCTAAACATATTATAACGAGTTATGAAAATGAAAAGACTAATCTATCAGGTATACACAGGAAAGAAGAGTAAGCTTTACGACCACTGTACAAAGTCTGTAGCTGAATATGCTAAGAGAATAGGAGCTGATCATATTGTTCAGCGAACTCCTATTCTTATGATTAAACCTGATCCATTTCAAACCAACAGGAGCAAAGAGTCGTATGAAAAATATGGTGGATTCCTTCCGATCTATGAGAAAGAAAATGCTTTCTCCTACCTCAAGTCGTATGATCAAATTGCTATTATTGACGCTGATATTTACGTACGGCCTGATTGCGAAGATTGCCTTTTTACCACTGTTGGCCCTGCTGTTGATTTTGCTGGAGTTATAGAACGCACAATGCCTATTACTCCAGCTTACACACAGAAGCTGGCTAACTATACTCGTATGCAGTATGCTCATCCTGGACTTAATCAGTTGTTTAACTGGAAACATCCAGCAGGAGCTAACTTCTATAATATGGGTATGATGGTTATTAATAAATCGATTGAAAGATACCTCAATGGCGAAACCCCTCAACAGTTTCTTCGACGTCCTAAATTCAAACCATTCATTGATGGTATGGGTGCATGGAAGTGGTCGACAGATCAAACTCTTCTTAACGTCTGGGTTAAAGAAGAAAATATGAGAGTAAATAATCTTCATTGGAAGTGGAATGGATTATTTACAGGTATTGAAATGAATAAGATTAAAGATTGTAACTTTATTCATTTCTTCTTAAAAGACAAACTTCCTAACCGCGGCGAGAATGTAGAGGAGTTAATGAAGTATGTTTCTTCGTAAAGTCTTTATTCATATACCTAAGAACGCTGGTATGACAATCCGTAGGAGTGATGTTCTACGAGATAAAATTATTTGGGCAGGCCCTCAAGTACACAAATCTCCTATTTACACAACAGAGGTTAAAGCTCATATGGATTCCATTGGAGATCATCATGGGTTTGAACATGCTCGATGGAGAGACCTTAATCCTAATATAGTTAATCCTCATGGTTCGTTTGCTGTTATTCGTAATCCTTTTGACAGAGTTGTATCAAGATACTTCTTTGCTAAAAAAGTTATTGAAGTAGAGAAAAAAGAGCCAGCAAACAAACATAAAATTGACTCTTTTGAACAATTCTTGGAAGAAAGGTTTGAATGGGGTAATGTAAATTATATGTGGCATCGAGCTATTAGAGGGTGGTATCCTGCATATGATTATGTTACAGATCAAGAAGGTAATATTAAACCTGATATTATCAGATTCGAAAACTTAAATGAAGACCTGTGTTCATACTTTAACATTCCTAAAATGACAGAAGCTAGAAATGTTACAGCATTAAACCCAGGCACCTACAAAGACTTGTATACTGATAAAACTATTCAAATAGTAGCTGACTGGTATGCAAAAGATATTGAAACGTTTGGATATGATTTTGATTCAGGTCCTACTAAAAACTTCTGGAGATCATAATGATTAATGCAGAATTTGATAAGAGTATATCTACTCTACAGAAATTTTATAAATCTATTCAACAGCAACACATAGAGTCTCATGGAGTACATTATACATCTCATCATGACGCTATAGTAAAATGTCTTAAAGATGGATCTGTATATAAAGAGTTAGGTACTCATCAAGGAGCTACTGCAGCTGCAGCTATATTAGGAGGAGCTACAGATGTTACTTTAGTTGATATAGATCATTCTAGAATTGCTCCTAATCTTCCTCTATTTGAAAAATACTGTAAAGCTAAAAATATTAATCTAAATGTTATTCAAGCAGATTCAAGATCAAGAGCAGCTAGAGGTAAGTGTGATGTATTGCTTATTGATTCGTGTCATACATATGAGCATTTAGTACAAGAACTTTATCTTCATAGTAAGTGGGTAAAAAATTATATCATAGTACATGATACTGCAGCTAATAATGATCTACGAGAAGCTGTGTTAGACTTTACTGGTGTATTAGAAAATCTCGAATGGAATATTATAGAACAATCTAATTTTAATGTTGGGTACATAATTATAAAGAAATCATAATGAAAGCTTATGCAATAGTCATCAAAGGCATGGAACTATCAGAATTTGCTTTTAGTAAGTTACAAGAAAGTTCGTTTAAAGTTAAGAACAATTTTGAGATAAAAAGATTTGATGCTGTAGTACCTACCGATGTAGACAAGCTTTTAAAGACATACAATATAAAATGGAACTACCCCTGGGAAGGTAAAGTGTCTGACTTTGCTACTGGGCTAATTAAATCAGCATACATAACAGCTCGTCCTAAAGCTAGAATAGCAGCGGCATTATCTCACTATACTCTTTGGATGAAAGCCTCTACGCTGCAAGAACCTATACTTGTTCTAGAACATGATGCATGCTTTATAACTAAGCTGGATTTAAAAAAGACTAAAGGTGATATTATTGGTATTAATAATCCTCTAGGGTGCACAAGAAAATCAAATGAATATTATCATCAAATAATTAAGAACCAAGACATGTTTCAACGTGCACCTACAATTGATGATGTTACTATACCTCAAGGCTTAGCTGGTAATTCAGCATATATAATTAAACCACAAGGTGCTATACATATGTTAAACCTTGTAAAGGAATACGGATTGTGGCCTAATGATGCGATAATGTGTAAGCAATTAGTTCCTAATTTGTATGTTACCCGTAAGTTTTATACTATAGTACAAAATACTAGGAGTACAACTACACTATGAAACATTATGTTATAACCATGTCTCAGACCCCTAAGTCAGTAGCTGCGGCTGAAAGATGTATTGAATCAGGAGCAAGACATGGATTAGAAATAGAGAAGTGGGAAGCAACTACTCCTAATGAGTTATTGTCAGCATTTCTTTTAGACGCAGGAATTAAACCTGAAGGCTTTAAAGAAAAGTATTCTCGGTTAGAAAATTGTATGGCTGCTTTTCACTCTCATTGGTCTTTATGGAAACATTGTACAGAGATTAGACAGAAGGTAACCATCTTTGAGCATGATGCAGTAGTAGTAGATACTATTCCAGACATGCACTTTGGAGGATGTATTAATCTAGGAAAGCCATCTTATGGTAAATTTAATATACCTGAACGTCTAGGATTAAACGCTCTAACATCTAAAAGATACTTCCCAGGTGCTCATGCATACAGAGTTAATCCTGCTGGAGCTTCTTTATTGATTACCCAAGCTAGGCTCTATGCGAGACCTACAGATGTTTTTTTAAATCTAGATGTATTAGAATGGTTACAGGAATATTATCCATGGCCGGTAGAAGCAAGAGATACTTTCACAACAATTCAAAAAACAGAGGGATGCTTGGCAAAGCATAATTATAATGGCAGTTACCAAATTATCTAAATTATTTATTACTGGATGTGATAAGAATACGCGCTGGATGTTGCCTTGGTTTAAAGACAACTTCTACAGACACAACCCTAATGCAGAATTACATGTATTTGATTTTGATAAGATGGGTAATGGGTGGTTCTGTAAACCTGATGCAATGGTAGAAGCGAGTGAGATGGCTGATAAAGTATGTTGGCTTGACACAGACTGTGAAGTACGATCTGATATAACTGGTATATTTGATCTTATTGTTCCTAATAAATTAACTATGATTGAAGATCAGCCTTGGTCTAAAAGACGAGGAGAGACTTGGCATAATAGCGGAGTAGTAGCTTTTCAACGGAAACCTGTTATACTTAATCATTGGTATCTTGAAACAACTATGATTACAGAAAATACAGATCCTATGTTCGGAGATCAAGACATATTACACTCTTTGGTTAGAACCGGGCTTAATAGGCAGATACATATTAACACTATTCCAAAAAAATGGAATACTCTCAGGATAGATTTACTCGACGGAACAGAACCACCAGATATAAAGATTATGCACTGGACTGGTAGAAAAGGTAAAGAGGAAATAAGGAAGCAGATCAATGAGTAGAACCGTTCATCTAATAGGTAATGGTGATAATGCAACAATGTATAAACCTTCTAAAGGTATTAAAGTAACTTGTAATATACCACCATTTGAAGTAGCTAATGTATATACAACCTGTCTTGTGGACTTTAAGATGATGAAAGCTATGACAGAAGGTAGTGTGGTTATTCCAGGCGAATGGACATTGGGGCATAGACCTAAGATCTGGATGGAACAAAGACCAGAATTTTATATGAAAGTAGCTCAGAACATAAAGGGGTTTTATCTTACACTACCTAAGTATGTTGCTAACTATACTGACTTTAACTGCGGGCATATGGCAGCGCATTATAGCGCTAATGAATTAAAAGCTGAAGAAATACATATGTATGGTTTTGATTCTATATTTGATTTCAATATTAGAAGCTGTACTGACTTATATTTAAATAGCGATAGAAGTCTATCTAATAACAATAGACTAGCTAACAACTGGCGCCCTGTATGGCGAAACCTCTTTAATGAGTTTCCTAATACTCAATTTGTATTGTATCATGAACATAACAATGCTAAGATTGATCTTGGAAAAAATGTTGAGGTAATCACAAAATAACAGTTGCACTTTGATTCTTTTGAGACTATAACTATAGTATGATAGTTGAATTCGAATCAAGATTTGCTAAGAGTAAGCAAGATTTAATCTGCAAGCTGATAGCGTTTGGGCAGTCAGAATTATTCCCACATGAGGATGACGTTTATATAAATATTAGTGCGATGCGCAAACAAGGAGTATGTGGCGACTGCATGTACGAAGACGATAACGAATTTACTATTCGTCTCGACAAATCTTTAACCCCCGACAATTTAATAACTACTGTACTACACGAGTTAGTTCACGTCAGTCAATACCTTCGGGGAATGGTTATGATCAATAACCTACCATATGATGAGCGCCCACATGAGATCGAAGCGCATGGTAAAGAGAAACAACTAACGGAGGCTTTCAATGGCCGAACCTGAAGATGAAAACTTTGATAAGCATTGTAGTGATCTTATAGACGATAATATTAATATGTCAGTACCTTGGTATCTTATGGCTGCATATGCTTATTATGTGGAAGATCGCCCTCTTCTATCAGATAGCTGTTTTGATAGAATGGCAAAAAAAATGCTTAGTGAGTGGGATAATATTGAACATATGCACAAGCATCATATAAGTAAAGATGATTTAACTGCGGGTACATTCTTAGGTGAGTATCCTTCTAGAGTACAATATGTAGTTCAAGATTTAAGAGGTAGAAATGCAAGACAGCGATGATCCTTGCGATGATGTAACAACTGATAATTTAACAGGATGGACTAAACGTGACAGTGGCAGAAGTAGCGAAACGAATTCTAGACAACGATTGGAAAGGGATTACCGAAGTCGACGTCAAGACTCTTGGGCTCGCTTTGAGCATGGTTGAGGTTATAAATAAGAGTAAATAGGAGCTCTTATGAAAGTAGAAATGTCTCAAGCATTACAAGCCCAGCAGTATGGTCACCCTAATGTATACCCTAACAGTGAGCATATTAAACCGCCGCAAGAGAAAGAACGTATCAGAGTAGTTGAAGCTGCTACTCGCACAGATTTAAAGTTAGATCAAACTAGACGGGTTGAAGAGCGCGCTAAAGAGATACAACAATTGAGAGATCAAGCAGCTATTAGATATGATAAAGATGGTACAACTATCAGTCCTGGAGAGACACAAGGTCAATATATCGATATAGAAGTGTAAAAAAAGTTACGTTAAACTGAAAAAAACAGTTGCACTTTGTTTCATTTGGGTATATATTAAATGTATGATAAGGAGAGATGATATGAGAGATTCAAGCTTCGTAGTTGCATTTGATAAAGCCGTTAATAACTATGTTAACCAGACTGAAGATGGAACCGTTATATGGAACTATGTTGAGTCAGATTTGGCTTTAGATGGATGGATGGAAGTTTTAGGTGAAAACTTCGATTCATTCTTTAACGATATGGCTGATCAATTTTTAGCTGCTAAGAGGGCTGCATAATGGAACCTTGGATTCAAGAAACCCGTAACGGCTTTGATATTGCTGAAGAAGAAATTAATCGCCTTGAAGCTTTACAGGCTCAAGGTGAGCAATCAATTATGGTTCAGTCTGATATGAAAGCATATGCTATGAAAGAAGGTTTGTGGCCTCATATGCATTATAATAATATTATAGGTGCACATGCTGATGCTCGTGGCTGGACTCAAGAAGGATTTACAGGGATGGAGATTATCCGATGAAATATTTAATTGCAACCGCTGCTATCTTTGCAGCAAGTACAGCATCAGCTGATGTATCAAAAGTAAAGGTTTTTGATCATACTAAGATTGTTACTCAATCGGTGCCTATATCAGAAACGCGTTGCCAAGATGTTAAAGTACCTATCTATCAACAAGGAGGCAATGCTTCTGGTGGTGATGTTTTGTTAGGTGCTATATTAGGTGGTCTTATTGGAGGCACAGCGTCTGGTAAAGATAGCGGTGCTGCAATTGGAGCGCTTGGGGGAGCTATAGTTGCAAATGAATCAGCTAAAGGACCTAAGGTAACTGGATACGAAATTCAACGTCAGTGTAGTGATGTTACAGTCTATCAGAATTCTAATGTAGAAGTGTATAGTCATTCTACTATTAGGTTTTATTTAAATGGAAAGCGGTATGTTGTACCGTTTCAGAAATGAGGAAAAATATGAGAGGTATTTTAATTGATGCTTTTTTATCTCATGCTCAAGGGCATATTGATAAGCATATTGCTAATGTAGAAGTGTATTTACATAATCCTGTAGGTGTTGGTGAACACCCTGATATTATGGAAGCTATTGAAACTGAATTAGAAGAAGTAGCTAAATATCATGACCTAAAGGAAATGATGGAGAAATACTTCGTTGATAGAGCTAACTGAAAAAGCTAAAGAGTATTTAAAACGAATTGGTGATCCGAATGTATCTCTTACTGTAAAAGGAGGAGGATGCGCTGGGTTTCAATACGAGTGGGGATTAACAGATAAGGACCCCACAATAGAAAATTTATGGTTAGATCCAATGGCAGAGATGTTTGTGTTTGGATGTACTATAGACTATGTAGAAGAATTAGGTGGTTCGTTTTTGACAGTGATAAATCCAAACGCTTCATCATCATGCGGATGTGGAGAGAGTTTTGGAGTTTAATTGGACACGTAGCTCAGCTGGATAGAGCAAGTGCCTTCTAAGCACTAGGCCGAGGGTTCGAATCCTTCCGTGTTCGCCAATAAAAGGAAAACAAATGGAAGTTGCTATAATATGGCTTTTATCTATGTTCGCGATGGGCGAAGAGATTAAAAAAGTCGATGAACATAATAAAGTATTGCAAGCATATATCGCTAGGGTTGATACTGATGTAGAGATTTTAGAAACAGATCTCTTGGTATTGCAAGGAGCTCATGCAGCCTTACATGCACGTACAAGAGTAGATCATGATAACCATCATGAGAAGATTGACTTGCTTATTCGGCAGGTGGATATTCTTAACGAGATGAGCGAAGGGGAAAGCTCGACAACGTCGTCAAACGTACCCGATAAACCCTAAGTATGGAAGTGGCCCTCTAACTTAGGTCGGTAAAAGAACTGGTACCGTAGAAGAAAACCCAGTCGGTTTCTGCATACGTTAAATGCAGATGCGAAGGGGGGCTCTGCAGTAAGCCCCCCTTTTATATTTTAATGAGGTGATAATGTTTAATAAGAATCAATTTATACTGGATTGGGTTGACCATTTCCAACAACCTACAGGGTATGATCACGAGATTGTCATTCCTTTAGAGATTGGAGAGATAAATCTTATTGCAAGATATTTTGCTTATAAGAAAAAAGAAGACTTTATCTTCTCTTTAATTAACGATGATAAAACTACAGCTGAAGAGCTTTCGTCTGTTTATGAAGAAATGAGATGGGAAGAAAGAGCTGAAGGGGATATAGAGTTAGTAGAAGTAAGCTGGCGCTATGAGAGTGAAGTACATCAGCTGCAACTATCTATGAAAGACAGAGTTTATATTATTCAGAAGTTTATGCCGTTCTTAAAAGAGTTTTTAACCTCTGGATATGGAGGTCCTACTCCAAAGGAAAATATTATGGCAGTTGCAAAGCCTCAAGGGTTTAAATATAATAATCTTGGATATGTAGATGGAGAGGCCGGTCAAAGACAACGTGCTATGATTGCAAAGCGTTGTGGTATTGGACTAATGAAAGATTGTGGATGGAGTTTTGCTAAGTATGGCTCAGATAAAAAGCTTCATCCGTTGTAAATCTTCTGCAGATGATCTTCAAACTCTTCTACCTTAGCTAACCTATTCGGCCAAAGAATATAATCCTTCTCTGGATTCTTCTTTAGATTATTTAAGAGAGGTACAATAGCATTGTATAGATTATTTAGTCGCTCTTCCGTTGAAGTAGCTGTCTGGGATACTTCTTTAACAGCATCAAGCTCATGCTCATCTACCGCTGTAAAACCGAAATCAAACATGTCACTCATTTTGAACCTCTTTTCATTTTATTTATAACTTATTGATATCATTGAAAATCTTTTTTGCGTTTGAGCCCTTTTTTAGTTGCACTTAGTACAAAAAGTTCCGATAATAAGGTATATTAAGGAGATAAGAAATGAAATATACAGTTTATCAAATCCGCTACACCGAAGCAGAGATCGACGGAATCAATGCTGGTACTAAAAGCATGAAGCGTGAGATTCGTGATGATATGGCTATGGACTTCCGTGGCGAGAAAATGATCGGTCTGGTAGAGAAAGCTCTATATGAAAATCTTTATACTGGTGTAGCTAAAATCGAAGCTACTTGTTTAGATCAAGTATTTGAGATTGGTAACATTGGTCCTGAGTCTCAGATTACTCGTCTGGGTCGTATGGCTTCTGTATCGGTTGGCGATCTTATCGAAGACGAAGATGGTAATCGTCACGTTGTAGCTAACTTTGGATTCAAGGAGGTAGCGTAATGTCAAAAGAAATTTTTAACTATAAAGGAGTCGATCTTGATGTCACATTTGCAAAGTCTGAAACAGTCCGCCATGGAGGTCCGTTCGATCGTGGATCGGCTGACAGTTATTATGGTCGTGGCGAACAGCCTCATTATTATGTTGGTGATTCGATTACTTCTCATCGCATAGAAAAAAGTGAGATGACCAAGCGAGAATTGCTTGAGTATTTTGCTGGATATGAGTATAATGAAACTATTAACATGGATTGGAAGGATTGGGGTTGATATATCGTAATGAAAAATTTGGTGACTCTAAGCATTATTCAGTTGCCTTTAATGGATTAGGAGTATATACTCTACGAGAGTTCGCTAACGGATTGAAGCGAGCTGAAGTTACTATGAACGCTGAAGAGCTTATCTCTTTTAAGCAAATGTTGAAAGATGGAGGATGGTATGAAAAAACAAGCAGGTAATTTTACAATGGACCAATTTATGGAAGAGCTTAAAAAAGAAGTAACTAAGTTTCGTAAAGCTGAAAAGCGTAAGCAAGATAACTTTATGAAGAAGCAGGCGCGTCAAGCTAAAGTTAAGCGTGAAGATAAATCTATGCTTCGTAAAGAAGAGATGCATTGGTCAGATGCTTCTAAGTACGCTGAGCAGTACTATGGTGAAACCTTTCGAGCTACTACTGGCTTGGATAACGATTGGGGTGATTACTAATGAGTGAAGGACCTTTTAA